GTTCCTTTTATCGGTGTTTAGGTTGGTTGGGGCCGTAGCCCCGTTAAGTTATAGAGATTTATGCAATTCGATTAGAGTGGCGAGGGCTTCCTTGCACTGATCTTTGTGCCACTCTTTGTTATCGTCGCCAGTGAGCCAATAAGCAACCTTGGCATGGTCAGCTAGATCCTTAGCGTAAAAGTTAATTCTGCTTAGCGTGGTTTGAGTTTCAGAGTTATACATGATTCGGCCCTTTCTCGGCTCGGAGTTTCGATAGGGAATCATTATGGTATAAACTGGGCGGTTGCAAGCCCTATTATATAGAGAAAGGAAATTATTTGTCGCATTTAGGGGCTTGACTCGCGTAGAGCGCGGGGAATCACTTTTATGGGTCAGAGTGACCGGGAGTCTAAACGTGCTTAAAACGGGCTTATATTGAGTTTCAGACCCTATGGACTCTATTACCGAATCGCGCTAAATAATGGGGGATGCCTAATCAAAACTTAGCTATGCGTTTTTTGCATACCTACTTCAATTTTTGCATACCTCATTAGCTATGACGTTAGCGCATACCTATGTCAATTTTTGCATAGCTCAGAAGCCGGGGAACGAATCATGAACAAAAAACTTAAAGAAACATGAAAGAGTCAATAGTATTTTTCCGCTTGACAGATTCGTTGCAAGAATGTCACGTTGCAAGAATGTCACGTTGTAAAAATACCACAGTCGATTGTATACCATTGCATGCCATTGTATACCGTTGCATCCCATTGTATCCGTTGGTTGCATACCATCGCATACCATCGCATACCATCGCATACCATCGTATACCATCGTATACCGTCGTATACCGTCGTATACCATCGTATACCGTCGTATACCGTCGTATACCGTACCCCCACCGATGGAAAATGACCGTACCCCCTCCGAGGGAATTATGTACCCCACCGAGGGAATTAGTCATTGACCCCACCGAGGGAATTATGTAAGGTGATTCTAGTTTACCCCCGCAGTGGAAATAAGGAGAAGACAAATGGAAAATATCTTAGCAGAGCTTAAGGCTATCATGCAAGATGCACACGAAGCATCAGCCCGTGCAGGGGAATATAAGATGGACATTGATCGTGGGATCAACGTAAACCATACACCAGAGTATGACACCTCTGTCACCAAGCAAGACAAGATCAACAGCCTGTTTGAATATCTGACAGATGCTAAGTTTGACATGGATCGTGTGCAAGAGAGCCTGAAAGACATCCACAATAAACTTGACGATCTTCTTGAGTTAGTAGAGTATGAGAATATAGCAAAGGAGATTCGCTGATGGAAGTTCGTGAGACATACTATGAAGTTTATCTTGATGGAGAATTGTACCATCAGGGAGCCTTAGAAAGCTGCAAATACTACGCACTTCGTGCGCTTGACGATGATTGTGCTGAGGTATATAAAGTGACTGTAACAGAAGAGAAGGTAGCAATCTAATGGAATATAAATATCAAACTAATGTTAAATACGCTGGCGTAGCTAAGGTAGAGACTGAATACTGGTATGACAAAGAATTTGCGCTTGATTACTACAATGACTGTGATAGATACATGAAGGTAGAGTGGAAACATATTGATAGGGTGATACACTAATGGCAAAAGTAAACGGACTGTTCCAAGATGCAGAAGAAGCTAAGTTTGATCGTTACACACACATCATGGTCGATGCTGACGTTGAGATGATGTACCACTGTGGTGAGATAGCATCGTTCAAGATTGAGAATATCCCATGCTTATGGGTGTGGGATGAAACCTCCAGAGAGGCCGCTGAGTATTGGGCCGTATGGGATTACGTTGGAGCTAACTTTACATTCGACTGGATGTCGATTAAATCGTGGTCAGGATCACCACTTAAGGTTGACACACCTGAGCGAATCAATTAGAATCGTAAGCAGAAACAAAGGAGAAACACCATGACAATGACAGCCGCAATATCACTCAGAAATTACAGAGATGAACAAATAGCATTTTGCCATATTGACACTGATGGCTATGAAGATTTTACCTGCGAAGGTTTCGTCGAAAAGGCTTGGGATTTGGCTGATAAGATGTCCTCTGGTTTATCAGAATCAGACGAATTTAAAATTACTATGACAATAGACTTAGACTTGAGGGATTAAATATGACACAATTCGCAATATCAACAGAAGTAAATGGCATCTTGATGCAGCTAAAGTTACCCTTGATGTCCAAGGAACAAGCTGATAAACATGCAAGTACACTAAGATTACTTACTGACTCACCAATATATGTAATCAACACTAAATCGGAGTAATAACATGACACTAGATACACGCATGGTAAGCATGGTACTGGCAGATAACGCTAACGAGTTCATCACCGTTAAGTTCCTAACTAAAGACAACGAAGAGCGTACATACAACGGTCGCTTGAACGTCAAGAAATACCTTGTGGGTGGTGAGCGTGGTCGTAAGGCTGCTGACGTACTCAAGAAACATAACCTGATCCCCATGTTCGTGGGTAAGGATGGTGAGAAGCCCAAGTACAAGAGCTTTAGCCTTGACCGTGTGCTGGCCCTCAAGGCTGGCGGTCGTCACATCTTTGGTATGGGTAACGAGATCGTATGACACCCCTAATGTGTCTAGCAGCAGCGGTCTTCTTTGAGAGCCGTAGTGAACCTCTGGAAGGACAGAGGGCCGTTGCTAATGTCGTAATGACTAGGGTAGAATCACCCCGTTGGCCCGACGAAATCTGTGCCGTTGTGTTCCAACACAAGCAGTTCTCGTTCACCCACGATGGAAAATCTGATGACTACCGTAAGTACAACAGCAACGTCTTCGACAGGCAAGCCATTGATATAGCTGAGACTATAGCTAAGTCAGTGCTAAAAGGTGATCGCATAGGCTTGACTTCTACCCACTATCATACTACCTATGTGTCACCATATTGGGCCAAAAGTTACCACCGAGATGGTCGCATTGGCACACACGTTTTTTACACAGCACCCGAAGGGAAATGAGAATGTTTAACATGACACTTGAGCAACACTTGGAAGAGATGGGTATCCGTCCCAAGTCAATCATCCGTGAGCTAGAGGATATAGTTGATACACGGCTGGAGTATTTAGCGAAGGGTTACTTCAATGACCCCCGCAATGGAAATAATGAGGTGCCGTTCTAATGATTGAAGTTACATATATTGACCACATGGGTAATGATCTATCTGTCGTTAACGCAGCCCGTGTATCGTTTGGTAAGACCAGCGAAATGGAGGATGATGCGTGGGGTCCACCCAAGCTCAAAGAGAAAGATGCAAAGCTGATCCGTTACCTTGCCAAGCACAAGCACATCAGTCCATTCGGTCATTGCTTCGCCAGCTTCCACGTTAAGGCTCCGATCTTTGTGGCACGGCAGCTAGTGAAGCATAAGTTCTTGAGATGGAATGAGATCAGCCGTAGATATGTCGATGATGAACCTGAGTTCTATGTACCTGATGCGTGGCGTGGGCGTAGTGCTGACAAGAAGCAAGGGTCTGAGGGTGTCGTTCATACCGATTCTGAACCTGAGTTTGTAAATCACACATCTTTACGGGTGTATAAAGAGATGTTAGAGGAGGGTGTATGCCCCGAGCAAGCCCGTATGGTACTACCACAGTCCACCATGACTGAGTGGTATTGGAGCGGATCACTTGATGCCTTTGCTGATATGTGTCGCCTACGGTGTAAGTCTGACACACAACTAGAAACACGAATGGTAGCTAATGGCATCAGTAATAAGATGCTTGAGTTATTCCCTGTATCATGGTGGGAGCTGAAAGATGAGTGAGTATGTAAATGAACCCGTCAAGATAACTGACATAACAGAGCATGAGGATGGTAGTGCTACACTACAGGTAGAGTGTGACCCAAAGACATTCGCTGCTATCTTTAACGTAGGCTTTGTGTCGTTGATTAAAGCTGGATTGTACTGGGAGACAGATAATGACTGACCAGTGGGAGAGAGATAGCTGGGACTACTGTAGTGGTAGATATATCAGACCAATGACTGAGGAAGAACGTAAGGCATCTAAGGATCGTGATAAGGTTAACAAGTGGCGCAAGTGTGTCAGTTGTGGCAATGCAAGTAGAGGCACATGGTGTAGCCTCTGTCTGGAGGAAGAATGATTAAAAGTGAATGGAAGAGACTTGTGAAAGAGCATGAAGACTTTAAGGAGAGCGTAATGGCAGAACATACAGCAGACATCGTGAATGAACCTAAGCACTACGCACGGTGGGTCATTGAGCCTATCACATACATCATGCGTAATGGCTTTGAGTTCTGGCGTGGGAATATCATTAAGTATGCCAGTCGTGCAGGATACAAGATGTACGAGGGTATGGACGAAGTACAGAGCGAGATCACAGACCTTGAGAAGGTCATACGCTATGCACAGATGCGTATCAATCAACTGGAGGGTAAAGACAAGCTATGACCAAAGAAGAGATAAAGCAACTTATTAGGGCGTTAGAGAAGTCTGAGGATGTAACAGTTGAGGAAGCTGTGTATCTGATCCGAAAGAGACAACGAGAGCTAGAAAACTTGGAGGTAGAGTATGAGCTTAACTGGGCATGAGATACTAGAAATGTGTGAGCGTGTGGCAAACAGGTTTAACTCACCGTCACACCGTGATGACATAGTGCAAGAGGGTGTACTCAAGTGCTATGAGATATTAGCTGACGATGATGACGTGCATCCAGCACACTTATACAGGGAAGCTAAGAGACGTATGCACGATTACATAAACATTGATGTGTTACCTGTTGCAGTACCAGCACACAATATAACCCGTAGACTTACCCGTGATATAAACGACAAAGCTAAGGGTGATATGTCTGAAACTGGACATAAGTGGCTAAAAGTTATTTTGTCGTCAACATCTGGTCAATACAGTGAGGAATACGGAGCTTCAAGCAGAGAGCATGTCTCTAGGTATGAGGCTAAAGAGCTTGCAAGTTATG